ACGCACACACCGCTGGCCGCACAGCCTCGTGCGCGGGACGCTGCATAAGTCCAGTTGAACATGCTGGATAGGTCCAGATTGGGCTGGCTTTGGCGGGCATAATGCAACCATAAGGTAGTGTGGAATGCTAAGTTATTGATATGTAACCATAATAGATATACCATAATACCGATTACACGCGTTAAGCGTTAAGCGAACGCTGTCACAGGTCCAGATCAGCCAGGCCCCCCCCCGTGGTGCGGGCGCGGCGGGGCGGACTGTGACAGAGACATCCACACACACCAAAACCCCACCAGCGCATGGCAAAAAAAATATTACACGGATGCTTGATGCATTTAACGCTTCACGATATACGTTAAGCGAATCAAACAAAGGAGATATGATGATGGCGTGTTCTAAATGCAGTGAAAGTAAGCCGATTATGGCGAAGGGTATGTGCGCGGCGTGCTACATGCGCCAGCGGCGGCGGGATAGGGCTGGCCCTGCGTTTGTCGGTCGTGCGCGCACTGGTTCGCGTGAGGAGATTGCGCTGACGCATCGGTATGATTGGCTGGATCGGTTCCAGGGCAAGATTGATGCATCTGGTGGCTGTCACGAATGGCAGGGCGGCTCAACGGCTGCTGGATATGGCGTGTTTCATGCTTGCGGATACACATATTTGGCGCATCGATTGGCCTTTGCGTTGGCCGGTGGCAAGATGCACCATCCGGTGGTCATGCATTCATGCGACAATCCGAAGTGTGTAAACCCCGCGCACTTGGTCGGTGGCGATTACAAGGCGAACATGGCTGATATGGTTTCGAAGGGGCGGCAGAATATCACTGAAAAATGCGGCGCGCACTTAAAGGACCGCGCAAAGCATCCGCGCGCAAAGCCAGTGATGACCCCCAAGGGCGAGTTTGCAAGTGCCAGCTTGGCGGCGGATGAGTTTGGCTTTACGGCGCGGACGATCCAGAAATATGCAGCCGATGGGCGGAATGGGTTTTCTTGGGTTTAGCCCCCCCCACCCATGCGTTTCAGAACGCACCTTTCAAAAAAAAATTTTGCGTTGTATAAATCGGATTGAACGCATTTGGGAGAGTATTGATGGCGGGTCGGAAGTTTCAGCGGATGGTTATGAAGCATCTGGAGGATTTGGGCGGGACGGATTACGTTCTGGATTACATTGGCGATGGCGGGACTGTGGTGGCTTTGTCTGAAAAGACGAATTGCAGCCGCAGCTTTTTGAGCCGTGTGTTGAACAACACGCCTGAGTATCGGGCTGCGTTGGATGAGGGCCGGCGTATTCTTGCTGACAAGATGGCTGATGATAGCCTCGCGATGGTCGATGAGTTGGCTGGGAAGGATGATTTGTCGTCGCAGGATGTGCAGTTGGCGAAGGAGCGGATCAATGTTCGCAAGTGGATGGCTGCGTTGAATCATCCGGATCGGTTTGCGCCGAAGAAGGAGGAGGTCACGATCAACATTGGCCAGCTTCATTTGGGTGCCTTGAAAAAAATCCGTGCTGAAATGCTGGATGTGACGCCGGTTGCTGATGCCATTGAGGACGGGACGGCTGATGACTGATGTGGCGTACATCAATGGCGCGCAGCCGACTGACCACGGGCCTGTTGAGCCGAGCCAGACTGTTATTGAGTACGTTGAGCATTTGTTGGCCCGTGCGCAGTCTGGTGAGCTTCAAGGTGTGGTGACGGTTGGCATGGATGCTGACGGGTATGCTGGGTATGGGCTTGTCGGGCAATGCGGTGGTTTTGCGATGCAGGGCGCGCTGACGTGCGTTTCGACGTTGGTGGCTGAGGTGAATTTGAGTCAGATTGATGACGAATGAAGTAAACCCCCTCGAAGAGTTCGCGCGGACGTATTACAACGATCCGGTTGGATTTGTGCGTGATATGTTGGGCGTTGAGCCTTTGCCGTATCAGGCGGAGTTTCTTGAGGCGTTGGCCAGCGGTGAGCGGCGGATTTCGGTGCGGTCTGGCCACGGGACGGGTAAGTCAACGGCCTCTAGCTGGGCGATGCTTTGGTTTTTGCTGTTGCGGTTTCCGAACAAGGTTGTGGTGACTGCGCCGACGAGTGGTCAGCTGTTTGACGCGCTGTTTGCGGAGTTGAAGCGGTGGGTGAATGAATTGCCGCCAGCGCTCAAGGCGATGCTGACTGTGAAGTCTGACCGGATCGAGCTTGTGGCGGCACCCAGTGAGGCGTTTATTTCGGCGCGGACGTCGCGGGCTGAGACGCCAGAGGCGTTGGCTGGGGTTCACTCCGATAACGTGATGCTGGTCGTTGACGAGGCGTCTGGTGTGCCTGAGCAGGTATTCGAGGCTGCGGCTGGCTCGATGTCTGGCCATGCGGCGGTGACGATCATGCTATCGAACCCGACGCGATCCAGCGGCACGTTTTTTGAGAGCCAGACGCGGCTGTCGGAGACGTGGTGGACGCGGCGTTGGTCTTGCGTTGAAAGCCCGCTGGTGTCGGGTGAGTTTGTTGACGAGATGCGGCTACGGTACGGTGAGGAAAGCAATGCCTACCGGATTCGTGTCTTGGGTGAGTTTCCGCTGGCCGATGACAACACGATTATTCCGTTTCACTTGGCTGAAAGCGCGATGCATCGGGATATTGAGATGACGCCAGGGCTTCAGCCCATTTGGGCGATTGATCCGGCGCGATTTGGGTCTGACAGGACGGCATTCTGCAAGCGCGTTGGCAATGTGATTACTGACATTACGTCTTGGCAGGGGCTTGATTTGATGCAGACTGTGGGCCGCGTGATGGCTGAGTATGAGTCATTGCCGATCAGCCAGAGGCCTAGCGAGATACTTGTTGACAGCATTGGCGTTGGCGGCGGCGTTGTTGACCGCCTGCGGGAGTTGGGTGCGCCTGTGCGTGGCGTAAATGTTTCCGAGGTGCCGTCGATGGGCAAGACGTATAACAATTTGCGGACTGAGCTTTGGTTCAAGACGAAGGCTTGGCTGGAGGATCGGTCGTGCAAGATTCCGAATAACGATGCGCTGGTCGCCGATCTGACGGGGATTCGATATTCATTTACGTCGTCTGGGAAAATGCAGGCGGAGAGCAAGGACGCGATGAAGAAGCGCGGCTTGAAGTCGCCCGACCTTGCTGACGCTGTTTGCCTGACGATGGCGTCTGACGCGATTACTGCGCTGAGCGGCAAGCGATCTGTGTGGGGCAAGCCGCTGCGCAGGGCGTTGAAGGGGATTGCTTAGGGGTAGCCTTGCCAGATTAGCCTTTTGCGTGTATGGTAAGCCGTAGGCTTACAAGGGGCGAAGCGATGCATATTGGATATATGTTCAGTGATTATGAAGAGTATGGGCCTACGTCTATTAAGATTTTTCCGCCAGATGCTGACTTGATTGCTGCCACAGCGGAGTGGCTTGAATGGCGGTGGAGTGGCCACAAAGACGCTTTGTTTGATGTGGTGCAAGAATATCAGGATCGGTTGCGGCATATTCTTGATAATAAGGAATTTGAAGACAACGAGGCTACCGACGTGCTAGTTGGGTGGGGCGGATTGCAAATTACAAAGCTAATTTTGGCGTCGAATGATGGGGCAAAGCGATGATGGGTTATGGCTACGGCAGCGGCGATCAGCGGGTCAACGCTGTTGTTGATATGATTAACGGCGGCGGTCAGGGCCGTGCTGGTCAGCAATTCGAGGGCGGTGGCCTTCTGAGTATGCTCAGCAATGCCTTTGCGCAGCCATATGGCGCTGAACAACGCGGCGCGCAGGCTCCTGCTAGTTCGATGCAGCCAATGGCCCGCCCAGCCAGCTTTGCGACGGCTATGCCGATCCAGTCAACGATGCCAGCGCAGGCTCCCGTTTACAGCGGGCGTGGCGACTACGGTATGCCTGAGTTTTCATTGCCTTTAAATGCGCGTATGGCCCCTCCAGCCCCCCCGTCTGTCCCATTTGGCGGGTACGACGTCGAGTATAACCCAGTCCGCGAATACGGCGGTCGTGGCAGTGTTGATATGCCTATGCCGCCTTTTGTTGCGATGACGCCAAACCCAGAAGAAACGGCTGGCCTTGTTGATTATCTGCGCCGCGCTGGCGTGCAGGGGTACTGAGTAGATGGCTGATGATCTTGTAACATTTGACAAACTGATGCGCGCAATCGCTATGCGCGAAAGTTCAATGAACCCAAGCGCGGTTTCGGATGCTGGCGCTGTCGGACTTTTAGGGATTATGCCCAAAGATGCGATGCAGGGGATGCGCGATGGTGTGCCAACTGTTTGGGAAGCGGCAGAGGCTGAGGGATTGCAGCCGCAAGACCAGACCTTGGGTAGCGCGATTTCGCTTTTGAAAGACCCAGCCGTAAACAGCATGATAGGCGAGCAGTACGCTCAAGAGCTTATCAATAAATATTACGGCGACACAGAAGGTGTTTTGACTGCTTACAATGCTGGACCAGGTAAATATGACCGGCTTGGCTCTGCTGCGGCGATGGATATTCCTGAGCAGCAAGAATATGCGCGTAAAGTTTCTGAAGATTATGAGAATTTCTTTGGCGCACCGCTGCCTGAGAATCTTGGTGTTTTGATTTCCCCCCGCCCGCAGGTTCGACCCCGTGGCCTTATGGAGCAGTACTGATGCCCCTTAAAAAAGGTTCGTCAAAGAAGGTCATCTCTGCTAATATCCGGCAGGAAATGAAGGCGAAAAAGCCGCAAAAGCAGGCCATTGCTATCGCATTGAGCAAGGCCAAGAAGGGTAAGAAGAAATGAAGCCACCTAAGTTCAAGCCCTGCGTTGGCTGTCCGACACCACGTCGTTGCGCGGCTGCTGGCCGCTGCATGAAGGGCAAGAAATGAGCATCACGACCTACACCGAGCTGAAGGCTGCGCTGGCTGACTGGCTGCTGCGGGATGACCTGACAACGGTGTTGCCGACGTTTATCAGCTTGGCGGAGGCTGACATCAATCGGCGTGTGCGTCACTGGCGCATGGAGAAACGAGCGGACACTGAGCTTGATAGCCAGTATTCTGCGCTGCCATTTGATTTCATTTCCCCGATCCGCATGAGCATCACGGGCAACAGATTTACTGAGCTTGAGGCAGTTGGGCAGGCTGAAATGCTGGCACTGCGCAGCGGCAACAACAATGGGTCCGGCACGCCGCAATATTATTCAATCACGTCCGGCGAGATCGAGGTTTATCCCAGCCCCGCTGGCACGTTTACGCTTGAGATGGCGTATTATGGCCGGATTGATGCTTTGGGCGACGCAAACGCGGATAACTGGATGCTGACGTATAGCCCAGACGTTTACCTGTACGGGGCTTTGCTTCAAGCTGCGCCATATTTGAAGGATGACGAGCGCATTGGCGTTTGGAAGGGGCTTTACGAGGAAGCCATCGCTGGGCTGGTTCTTGAGACTGATAAAGCTAAATTTGGAGGCTCTGGCCTTCGTTTGAAAATAAGGAGCTACTGATGAGCTTTTCAAACACATACGAAACCAATGTCCTGAAGTGGGCATTTAATGCAGACGCAGTTACCCGTCCGACGTCGTGGTATCTTGGTTTGTTTACATCCAACCCAGGCGAGACCGGCGGCACGGAGATCAGCGGCAACGGATACGCCCGCAAGGCTGTGACGTTTACTGTGTCTGGCGATACGGCCACAAACGGCGGCGCGGTTGAGTTTGACGCGGCGACGGGATCTTGGGGGACTATCAGCCATGTTGCAATTTTTGACGCTGCATCTGGCGGCGCTCAAATTGCATATGCGGCGTTGACGGTTCCCAAGGCCATTGATACGGGCGACATCCTGCGGTTCCCCGCTGGTGACGTTGACGTAACGCTTGATTAAGGACTTTTGAATGGTAACTCTCGTAAACAGAGCCAAAGTCGCCACCGCCACCACTGGCACAGGCACATTAACTCTTGGTTCTGCCGAGAGTGGCTATCAGACCTTTGCTGACGCTGGTGTAGTAAACTCTGATGTGGTGCGCTATGTCATTGAGGATGGTACGGCATGGGAGATCGGCACAGGGACCTATTCCACTGGAACCCTTACGCGGGTGCTGGGTGAAAGTTCTACGGGGTCTCTGCTTAACCTGACGGGCAGTGCGGTGGTGTTCGTTTCTGCTGTAGCTGACGACTTCACCCAAAGCATTGACGGTGGTTCTGCAAGTACGGTCTACATCGCGGCACAATCTATTGACGGGGGAACAGCATAATGGCTGACCAAATTCAACTTCGCCGTGACACGGCTGCTAACTGGACAAGTTCCAACCCTACTCTTGCATCTGGCGAGTTCGGCCTTGAGACTGACACCGACCAGTTTAAGGTTGGAGACGGTACGACCGCTTGGACGTCTTTGGGGTACGGTGGTATCCAAGGACCGCAGGGTATTCAGGGCATTCAGGGTATTCAGGGTGAGACTGGGCCCCAAGGCCCGCAAGGTGATCAAGGCATTCAGGGCATTCAGGGTATCCAAGGTGAGACTGGTCCCCAAGGTCCACAAGGTGAACCCGGAGAAGTCACTGCCGATGGCACATTCACTCTGACCAACAAAACACTGGTTGACCCGATCATCACGGGAACTGTGGTTGAGGACGTATTCGCTTTGACAGGCACAACGCCTGCTCTTGATCCCTCCAACGGCTCTATCCAGACATGGACCTTGACTGGTGCATCTACACCTACAGACAGCCTTTCTGCGGGTGAGGCCATTACGCTTATCATTGACGATGGCACGGCATACGAAATCACATGGCCTACACCGACATGGGTAAACAACGCTGGTGCGGCACCTACACTGGCCACTGATGTTCCTACGGTCATTGCGCTGTGGAAGGTCGGCACGACGCTCTATGGCGCACTTGTAGGGGATGGTTCGTAATGCTGTGGTCTAAGATTATCGGGGCTGGTGGGGCGGGAGGTGGGGGGTCCATATCACTAGTTGGTCACTCAACGTCTTCAGCAGTGGGACAAACTCCACTATCTGTAGATTTAACATCTCTGACTGGCGGGCTATCGAGCGCCCCTGAACCCGGTGATTTGGTTTTGATTTTTATCAGTGGAACAGGTTTTAAAATTAATAATTGGAATATAGGCGGCATTACAACTACGGGTTACGTTACCCCAGTAGATAGGTTTGCTCGTGCTGCGGCAGTGGGATACCGTTCTATTGTTACTGTTGGTTACAAGATTATGGGCATAACGCCTGATTCCGTAGTTAATTGTTCGACAGCAAGTACTGGCACTGCATCGCAAATAGCACATGTGCGAGTTTACCGTGGCGTTGACGCTATTACTCCCATAGACACAACCCCATCAACAACATCGGGGGAGAACACCGTAGTTGACCCGCCGCCAATAACCCCTATATCAAGCGTTTATTTGACTGTTTCCGGCGGCAACTTGAGCGGAGAGGGATTCCGAAGCGGGTCTTATTCTTCTAATGATTTAGACAACGTAATTTCTACCGCTGCTGGAAATGCAGGGTCTACGTTTATATCGCTTTCAGCTTGGGGTGACAGTTTATCAACCGTTGATCCTGTCGCGTTTGTTGGTAGTGGCATATCAACATACAACAATACGGTTTATACTGCCGCCACAATAGTTTTAAGACCTGCATAAAGGACAATCCAAATGCCACACCTGAAGATCACAAACGGCCAGCCTGAGATTTACTCAATCGGGCAGCTTAAGAAGGACAACCCGAACACGTCTTTCCCAAAAGTGCCAAGTGATGCGCTTCTGGCAGACTGGGGCGTCTATCCCTACACGGTGGATGACCAGCCTGCGGTTGACTACATGACCCAGACGCTAAAGCCGACGGCGCTCACCGAGGTCGATGGCGCATGGACCCAAGGGTGGGAGGTCAGCAACATGTCCGTCGATGACGCAGGGCGCAACATCAGATCGCACCGTGACAACCTACTGCAACAGACCGACTGGATGGCCCTGAGTGACGTTACAATGTCTCCAGCTTGGGCATCGTATCGTCAAGCGCTTCGTGATATAACCGCACAAGAAGGCTACCCCTACGCGGTCATCTGGCCCACCAAACCGGAGTAAACCATGCTAGGATTTTCCCCTCTCGCCTCTGCTCCGTTAGGTGATGATGGGGTTG